CAACCATGAATGAGTTCGGTCAACAGGTTGACATGTATGGTGGTGTGCCGATTGTCAATTTAGGTGCAAGGTCCGGCTCGAGCAATGATGTCATTGTGACAGATGGTACTTCGAAAGAAACATCCATTTATGCTGTGCGTCTTGGATTAGATGGGTTCCACGGCGTCTCCCTTGCTGGCCAATCCCCGGTTCGTAGTTGGCTGCCTGATTTCAACACTGCTGGTGCCGTTAAAAAAGGCGAAGTGGAGATGGTTGCTGCGGTTGCGCTTAAAGCAACAAAAGCAGCAGGTGTCCTTCGCAAAATCAAAGTTGGCTAATAGGGGGATTTCCTCATGGCAATCATTTATTCACCTAATAAAGACTACACGGGTATTTCTGCCGGTGTAGTCTTTGAAAAGGGGGTCGGTGAAACATCCGACCCTTACTTATTGACCTGGTTCGAACAAAATGGATACACCGTAGAGAAAACGGGGCAAGCTGCACCTGTCCGGGGTGTTAGGAATGCTAAATAATGATGTTCTTAATCTTGTTAATCTGCGATTGTCACTAGATGGCAATGAGGATCCAATTGTAGAGACGTATGTCACGGAAGTGATAAATAGGGTCAAACGCTATTGTAATTTAGATACCGTACCTGCTGAGTTGACACACACCTTGGCCTCCATGGTCATCGAATTGCTCCAGGCTGAAGCGGCCCATATTCCTTCTATCGCATCAACCATTGAGTCAGAGATTCGTTTGGGGGACGCAACCATTAAAATGGGACAGCCAAGGAAGACAATTGAGACCATTGTTTCTAATTTTGCAATTGATTTAAATAGCTATCGTAAATTGAGGTGGTAGTATGATTAACACTTCATCGATGAGGGCTTTAATAAAAAAGATGTACACTGACCGCGTTACTGTAAAGCGTTATGCGGAGTCCATTAGTACGATTGGTAGGACGTCCATAACGGAAGCCCCTGTATATAACAACATTCCGTGCCGCCTATCAAAGAAAACACAATCGGGGAACATGCAAATGGAATCAAGCAACAACCTTAACGAAACGGCGATGTTGTATGTCGATACGGAGTATGTCATTAAACAGGGCGATGAATTGCATGTAACGCGTGGGAATCGCTCCTATCAATATCAGGCAGGGGAACCCTTCGTATACGAGAGCCACCAAGAGATTGTGGTAAGTAGAAAGGATTATGCATAATGGCTAAATCCAACATTAATTTAAAAGAGTTGGAGGCACTTGCTAAACGGCTTGAAAGTAATGCTGACCGTGAACTTGCAGGTGCTGTTGAGGCATTCCTGCTTGAAATGGCCTTTCGTTTCGAAGCAAAAGTTAAAAACAAAACACCTGTCGGAGAAATTGACGGAGGAACGCTAAGGGCGAATTGGAAAGTTGGCAGTGTAACAAAGAGGGGCGATCATTATCTCATAGAGGTAATTAACCCAACAGAATATGCAATGTTCGTTGAATACGGGCATCGGCAAACACCAGGGCGATTTGTTCCTGCAATCGGCAAACGGCTTAAGAAGGGGTGGGTTGAGGGGCGATTTATGGCGACGATTTCCACAAAGGAATTGGAGCGCGAAATGCCAGGACACCTGAAAGGCTTCCGTGACAAACTGGTTGCTCGACTCAAGCAGTAGGCCCTTTTTAAAGAGGTGCAATTATGATGGTATCGACTAATACGGTACGTGATGCAATAGTGAATACATTGCATGTCGGGTTTCCGGATATTCGTATTTTTGATGAACCGATTAAGCAGGGTCTGAATGAGCCTTGTTTCTATGTAAAAGTCCTAGATGTTGCAAAGTTGTATAAGTTAAACAACACGGAACACAGAACGATGCTATTCGATGTTCACTATTTTGCAGATTCTTACCAGGAAGCACATGACGTGGCAGAGAGCTTGTTTTCTGTTTTTGGTGATTTTCAATTGCAACAGTCCACTTTGATTATCACGAGACAGGACTACAACATCATTGATGGCGTTTTACACTTTTTCATTGCGTACAAAATTCATTAAAGGAGTGATTGGGCATGGCGTTGGCAGGTAAGGCGGGAAAGGTCATGATTGGTACAGCGAACGTTGCTGAAATTAAGAACTGGAGCCTAGATACTTCGGTGGATATGCTTGAGGATACGGTCCTTGGGGACTCTTGGAAAACGTTTATTGCAGGTTTAGCTGAGTGGAGTGCAAGCGCTGAGGGTATTTTTGCAGTAGACACGGACACAAACGGACAAACCGCACTTCAAACTGCATACCTAGCAGGCACGTCGGTAACGTTAAAGTTGTACGTCTCGGCGAATAAATTTTATAGCGGCACTGCGTATATCTCCAACATGAGTATCGAGGACACCGTAGAGGATATTGTTAACGTATCCTTTGAGTTCCAAGGTTCTGGACAGTTGACGTTCACGTAATAATAGACATCGTAACAGGGGCAGTCTGAATCGGGCTGCCTTTTTTATGTTATTGAAGGGGGTTTTAGTGTGGCGATCAGCGGTAAAGTGGGCGCAATTTATGCACAAACGACAGACGCGGCTATTGCAATGACAAACGAAGCAACAACGGTATGGAGTGGCGCGGGTATTGCGGCCTACACGCAGTATAAAATTACAAACGCAGTCCGTCGATACATGGACAAGAATACAGCAGTTGTCGTTAAAAAGAACGGATCCGTCGTACCGAGTGGATACTCCGTCGACTATATTGGGGGGACCATTATTTTTGATGAGGCACTCTTAAACACAGACACAGTAACGATCACTGGTGCTTACTTCAACGTATCCCAGGTGGCATCGTTCTTTAATTGGTCAATCGATTTAAGCGGAGACACGACGGAAGTGACAACATTTGCATCAATGGGGTGGAAAGAGTTTGCCCACATTTCCAATTCCTTCACAGCAAGTGCAGACTCGTATTTTGATAACGACAATTTCCTTGCACGTTTAGGGACGGAGATGATTGTTGTCTTTTATGTAGATAGCGGGACCAGCAAAAAACGGTATGAGGGATATGCCATTGTAAGTTCGGATTCAGTCGAGCTTGCAAACGATGCAGTGGCGCAACAATCACTAGAATTCACTGGTGTAGGTTCCATCACATACAGAGAGGGTTAAGACTATGAGATTTGCTACTCCGATTCAATTGGATAAAGAGCGAAATTTACGGTATTCCATCAAAGCGATTAAACACATTGAACAGTATTTTGGCTGTACAATTAAAAACGTAGATTGGGAAAACCTCACCATCGACGGATTGATTGCGGTTATCCACGCGGGATTGAAGCATGAAGATAAGGAATTATCGCATGGTATGGTCGAGGACATTTTAGACAACGTTGAGGATCTTGAGTATGTAACGAGGACGTTAACGGAAGCAATGAAGAAGAAAGACAACGCAAAAAACGAGTAAAGACCAAAAGCGATGAGGAGCTAGATTGGGATGATCTAGCCAGCACTGCTTTTGGTCTTTTGGGATTGAAACCGCATGAGTTTTGGGAATGCACCTTTGAGGAACTTGAACTCATGTTTGAAGGGTATCACAAACGAAGAGAGCAAGAATTATACGATTTACTGACTGCGGCTTGGTATTCGGTGGCCCTTGATCGTCAGAAAAAACTGCCTAAACTCGAGTCGTTACTGAAGAAGGGCAAGACGCCGAAAATACAGCAGCCTAAAACCCTGACGTATGAGGAGAAAATCAAGTTGCTAGAAAATAAAGGGTTAGCCTTGCCAAAGGGGTGAATATATGGCCGAAGAAAAAATTGGAATTACGTTATCAGTCGATATTAATGACTTCAAGTCCGCGTTAAGCGAGGCGGGTAAAGCAGTAAGCACATTGGCTGGTAATTTAAAAAATGACTTGGGAATCGCCCTCGTAAATGTTGCTAACGATGAAAATAAATTGAAGTCCTCCACAGATGCGGCGGCTGGTGAGTTAAGGCAACAGGAAAAAGTTGTGGAGGGATTGTCCGGGTCCTTTAAAAACTTATCTAGCCAACTATCGCAGGTAGGAAGGAACATGGAAACAAAGTTTTCCGGGTTAAAGGATACAGCATTAAAAGTTAAAGATGTCGGAACCACAATGGGTACCACTTTTACCGCTGCAGGGGGTGCCATCCTAGCGGGTCTAGGGCTTGCCGTAAATAAGGCAAGTAATTTTGAGCAAGCCATGGCAGACATTAAGGCGGTCAGCGGTGCAACTGGTGATCAGATGTCACAAATTGCTACCCTTGCAAAACAAATGGGTGCAGCTACGAAATACAGTTCTATCGAATCTGCAAAGGGTATTGAGGAACTGATTAAAGCAGGCGTGTCACTCGATAGTATTATGAACGGGGGACTAAAAGGAGCTTTGGACCTTGCAACGGCTGGGAACTTGGGTCTCGCCGATGCCGCGGAAATTGCGAGTACAGCGCTCAACGCATTTAAGAGCGACAATTTGAGTGTTACGGACGCTGCCAACCTCCTTGCAGGTGCCGCGAATGCCTCTGCTACAGACGTGGGTGAACTGAAATATGGGTTAAGCGCGGTGTCCGCCGTGGCAAGTGGTGTTGGCTTATCATTCAAGGACACGTCGACTACCCTCGCGGTATTTGCCCAAAACGGATTGAAAGGCTCTGACGCAGGTACGTCGTTAAAAACAATGCTCATGAACTTGCAACCAACGACGGAGGCACAATCTAAGGCATTTGAAAAACTAGGGTTGCTAACGAAAGACGGCGCAAGCATTTTCTACGACGCAAACGGATCCATCAAAAGTATGAGTGATATTGCCGGGATTTTACAAGATAAACTCGGTGGATTAAATGACGCGCAACGTCAAATGGCGCTTGAGACCATCTTTGGATCTGACGCCATTCGTGCAGGTAACATTCTTTACAAAGAAGGGGCAAAAGGCGTAACCGACATGTACGCTGCAATGTCTAATGTTACGGCCGCAGAGGTTGCGGCAGAAAAGACGAATACGTTTAAAGGCCAGTTAGAGGCGTTAAATGGTTCATTCGAAACATTCCAAACCAATATAGGTGAAGCACTCTTGCCAATAATGAAAATATTAGCGGATACGATCAAAGGCCTAACGGATTGGTTTGCTAATCTTAGTCCCGAGGCGCAGAAGTTTATCGCCATTAGTGGCGCGTTGGTGGGTGTCACATTGGTGGCGGCTGGGGGATTTGCTTTTCTTGCCGTTGCATTGGGCACAGTGGCGACTGCGCAATGGGCTGTCATTTTACCAATGATGGCTACAATAGGGGTTGTCCTACTCGTTATCGCTGCGGTTATTGCAATAACCGTCGTGATTATGAATAACTGGGACACCATTGTATCCGTTACTAAGAACGCCTGGGACTGGATTAAGAATATAACCGTTACCGTATTCACATCGATTTGGGATTTTATCAAAACCATTTGGAACAACGTTAAAGTTGTCTTCGAAACCATGTTTAATGCGATTGTCACAATCCTTAAAGCAGGGTGGGAAATCATTAAAACGTTGTTTGCAACGGCCTTCCTAGCCGTATACTATGTGGTTACGGGTCAATGGGACGAACTGGGCAAGTTGTTTAGTGCGGCATTTAATAAAATCAAAGATATCCTATCCGGCACATGGGATGAAATTAAGAGGCTTTTTACAAATGCTTTTGTTTCCATAGTTGACGGAGTTTCAAGTGCATGGGATAAGATAACCTCTGCATTCTCAGATGGTTGGGATAAAGTGAAAACGTGGGTAGCTGGGCTATGGAATGATACCAAAGAAATGGGAAAAAACCTCATCCTCGGTATGATTGATGGTATTAAAAATGTTGCAGGAAACCTGATCAATGCGGCAAAGGACGCCGTAAGTGGTGCAGTCGATGGCGCTAAGAAGTTTCTCGGCATCAAGTCACCTTCCCGGGTTTTCATGGAAATCGGCGCATTTACGGGCGAAGGGTTTGCAGTAGGCTTAGACAAATCGCAAAGTGACGTAATGGCGGCTACAAAGTCGATGTCCAATTCGGCAATTTCCGCTGTTGATACAGCACAAGGTTTAACGACCTCACGCGTACCAACAAGTCAAAATCAAACCATCATCCTGGAACTAGATGGTAGGGTCATTGCGAGGAATACGTTGGATTACATGGGCGGTACATTCCGGGTTAGGGGTGCGGTCACATGACGACCTATTCAATCGTAGTCACAAACGGCCAAGGCTCAACAGACATCACGGCTAAAACGAAAAGGGCGACATGGGACAGGACAATCGACGAGGCGGCGAGTACTTTAGAACTAGATTGTAATGGACTGACATCAGAGCACACAATGGACACCATTACACTTACTGTAGATGGTGTTCTTCGTTTTACCGGGATAGTCAAGGAACAGTCGAATAGTGGTAACGGGGATATTTTCTACACAAGATTAAAATGCATAGACAGCACAGATAGGCTGCAACGCAAAGTGGTGGCCAAAATTTACACGAACCAATCGGCAAGGGACATTATACTGGACCTCGTTTCTAATTATGCAACGTGGATGGATACGAGCTACGTTGATGACATTGGTATACGCATTGAAACCATAACATTTAACTATGTTCCGTTTGCCACTGCAATTCAAAATCTAGCCGATACGGTAGGCGCATATTGGTTTTTGGATAGTAGCAATAGACTACACTTTTTTCAAGACTACGACGAGATTACGAATAAAAACTTTTCGTCCGGCCTAAATATTATCGACAACTCATTCACCTTAAAAACTACGGCTACGCAGTTAGCAAATCGCGTGTGGGTTATTGGTGCTAAAACGTCATCGCCAAATTATATTGATCAGTATTTTACAGGCGATGGCAATAACTCTATTTTTTCGACTGCCTACGTCCCAAATTATCCTGACGTATACGAAAACGGAGTGGGAAAAACAATTGGGATTGATAAAGGTGAACCGTATACCACGGATTATGTATATGCAAAGAAAGAAAAGGTTTTAAGACGGACGGCAGGAAATCTACCTAACGGTGTGCAATTGCGACTACACTACCGGCCAACTGTTCAGGTTATCGACTTTTTCGAGAACCAGGCAAGCATCAATAACTACGGACTCTATGAGAAAGTACTGCGTGATAAAAAAATAACCGATAAGGCGGCCGCACGACAAAGGGGCCGAACAGAACTAGGTAGAGTTAAAGGGCTTATCCGTTATATTTCATTCTCATCGAGGGACTGGGATGTAGTGGCGGGCCAAGTAGTAAATGTAAACGCGCCACAATTTGACTACATGGCAACAAGCCGAATTTCACGTGTAGCTATTGATTTTATGCCGGGCGATATAGTGGCGCAAATAGAGGCACAGGAGGTTAGCGTATGAGTGGGGAAAATGACATCAGTGGATTATTTGGTCGTGTGAGCGCGTTGGAACAGGCCGATGAAGATACAGATTCCGTGCTTGTACAGATTATCAAGAACTATCCTGCGCTTGGTTTGACAATCCGCACACGAATTTTCCTACATGATAATCGACTATGCGGGGACACAAACCCAATATTTTCTGCGACAACAAGTGCAGACACGTATTTGTAAGGAGTGATGATTCATGCTAAACGTTTCTGCTATTAACCGGGTACTTTCGTTGTTGGCTAACGATTGTACAGTAATTGCTGTCGGCTCAGGTACTGCGCCAACATATAACAGTGTGGATTTAACAAACGAATCATACCGAAACGTCGTAAGTTCATCAACGATCTCTGGTAATACCTTAATCAAAGAAATGTATATCGATACAACAAGTGCAAATGGCGCAATAACAGAGATTGGTCTCTTTGGTAATGGGGCAAATTTGGCAGTGAATAGTGGCGATTTAATGGCTTCATTCACTGCGGGCTTAGTGAAAGACAGCACACAGAGCCTAAACATTGTATTTGAGATTGACGTAATGGAGGTGTTCTAATGCCATATACAAAGACAACGTGGGTTGATAGGCTCGTACAGTTTCCAAATAGATTTACGAAAGCGAGCGAAACCAGCACGGGCGTAACGTTAACCGCTAATCCTGGAACCGTCACGCAAGCAGGCACACCGATCAGCGCCGCGAACATGAATAAAATCGAAAATGGAATCGCTAACGCCGTAGAAAAAACAGGCGACACGATGACGGGTTCTTTAACAATTGAAGGCAGTTTATTTTCTTACTACGGCACAATAGATAGTTTGAGTAGCATGTCTTTATATGCAGGAAGTGTGAATACGAGTTATCTTGCAGTTAATGGCGACTCCAATATACCGACGCCGTACATGCCTGAGCATGCGTCAAACAAGCAGTATGTAGATAGCGTCTCAGTCGGAAGCCAAATTTATCAATACAAAAATATTGGAGGTGCTTTATAATGCCAGCTAATACTCAACCTATTTTTCCTGTTACCCAAAAAATATCTTGGGGTAAACTTACAACTGCTAACACAGCAAAGGATGGGACGGGATCAGTTGTAACTATTTTTGAAGCTGGGCCTAATGGAAGTCGAATTGATCAAATTAAAGTCCGTGCGCTAGGGACGAATGTTGCAACGGTGCTTCGACTATTTATTAACAATGGTAGCGCAACAACGACAGCTACTAATAACTCACTTATTCACGAGGTAACAATTGCACCAACAACAATATCGGAAGTTGCTGCTTTGGCTGACATTGACATTGTCATCACGAAAAACACAACGGAAACAGTGGTTCCCATTCCATACTTGCCAAGTGGTTATAAAATTACCGCAACCATAGGGACAGCTGTTGCAGCAGGCGTTCAATGTACTGTTCACGGTGCAGACTACTAAGGGAGCGTGATAACTATGGCTCAATCTAGCTTTGCTGGATTCACGCAACCGAAGAGGGATGGCGGTAAATCATCGTATTATTCTACACAACAATTAGATGAATCAAAATTTAATACAATAGCATTACACGGATCAAAGATTTACACAAATTATTATACTCAAGTTGCATTTGATGTTGCATCAGACGGAAGTTCATTTGTCTATGTATTAAGTGGTGGAATCGGTGTAAATCCTAATTTAATAAAAGTAAATAAATCAACTGGTGCATCAATATCCTCAACACTCGTAGGAACATTAAATAGTATGGCTGGTCAATGCATAACATATGATAGAAAAAATGGATTTATTTATGTTGGTTTGAGTAATAATGGGGCGATAGGTGGAGTAAGAAAATTAAACTCAAGCCTATCTGAAGTTGCGGCATTGACTGATAACTCCAACCCCAATGAAATTAAAATCGATGAAGATGGAAATATATTTATTGCTTACAATAATACGAGTAAAGCTCTTAGAAAAGTGTCATCTTCTTTTTCTGAAATTTGGTTTAATAATGATGTGACTAATCTAACTGGTGTTGATATTGCAAGAAGTGGAAACATTTATACTTGCAGTTCTTTGGGTGCAGGGAGTAAAGTAGTTAGAAAATTAACACCAAATGGGGTTGAAGTGTGGAGTAACTCAGATATTGGTTCGGCAAATGCAATTGCAGTTGATTCAAATGAAAATGTCTATGTAATTTATTCAACTAATTTCAGAAAATTTGATAGTCGAGGCAATATTATTTGGACTCAAAGTATCGGTGGTTCGGAGGTTCATGTTGATAGAGTAGATTGTATTTATATAGGTTTTGGTAGTAGTGGTTACAGTCCTATTAGATTTGATACCAATGGGAACCAAGTATACGCAGGTTACGAGGCCAATACGTGTTATGGGATTGATAGTGATTCAGATAGTATATTTTTAAGTTATTCAAGTAACCTAGCGTCGCTATCAAGAAGAGAGTTGTCAACTAAAATTCAATTAAAGTAGGTGACTTCATGATATTTTTAGGAAATTTCCAAAACATTGAAGGAAAAGGATTGAAAGCAACATTTATTCACAGCATGCCTTTTGATGATGTTCAGGGTTTAGGAAAAACGGAGGAAGAACTTAATATTCTTGGAGTATTAATAGATGAACTCCCAATACCAAACGGAGATGTAACTGCGATTTATGTAAACAAGGAAACAAAAGAAGTAACTTATGAGTATCAAACATTAAAAACAAAAGAACAAATGATTACTGAATTACAAGAACAATTAGCAGATTTACAAGCCACTTCATCATGAGGTGGCTTTTCTTATGTCATTTATTTGGGGGTGGAAATATTGGCAGCTGAAAGCCAACAGCAAGAGCTATCGAGTTTAAGAGAACGTGTTGCGGTTGTCGAGCAGTCCACAAAATCAGCACATTTACGGATTGATAATATCCAGGAGCAAACACAAGCCATTATTGAAATGAGCGCATCTATTCGATATATGGCGAAGCAAGTGGAAGAAACGGTTAGCATTCTGAAAGAGCATGATTCCAGGCTTGAAACGCTAGAGAAGTTGCCGGGTGACAATGTCGTAAAAGCATTAAAGGTTTTACTTACGTTATTTATTGGTGCACTCATATCATACCTTTTTCGTCGGGGTCTATAGAATAGGAGGGAATAGATATGCAGACAGATATTCTGACCCTTGCGGCCCTTGTAGCCGCGTATGTTGGCGTCGCAAAATTGATGGGCATGCCAGTCAAATATAGCTCTATATTGGC